TAGGTTGTTGCTGTTAAGAGCAGGAGTATAATCAAGAACACCAGCCATCTGTAGAGCTGATGCAACATCAGAAGAACAGATTACTAGGTTACCCTTACCACGACGTGTCTGCTTGGCGATCTGGTTAGCTTCTCTTTCAAGCTGGAACATAAGACCCTTGAACTTTTCAACTGACCAACGACCGTTTGAGTCGGTGTCAAGGTCGAATACGCCCGCAGTTGTTACGTTTTCCTGAGCACCAGCAACAGCTGTGATGTTGATAGTACGAACTACTTCACGGTTAATTTCAGCAAGAATTTCAGCTGAAAGAATGTTAGCAAGTTCGGTTTCAGCATCAAGACCGTGGATAGCCTTAAGATCCTGTGCCAATTCCCTTGTGTATTCTGCCTTTAGAGCACGTGACTTAGCAGTTACAGTAACCTTTTCGATTGAGAAGGCCATCTGAGCGAAGTCGCCAGCACCAGAGGTATTTGAACCCAATGCTTCAGCAGTAGAAGTTGACATACCAGAACCAGTATTGTACTTACCGTAGTCGGAAGCATTACCAGCGAATGGAGTTGTGTTTGTTGCACCTGGGATAGTACCAGTGAATGCAGTTACGGAGTTGTTACCAGCACCAATAGCAGCATTAGCTGTTGTGTTGTTGCCCTGCACAGCAGAGAATGCTGTATTAACTTCGTTGTAGAAGGTTTCGTTGTCCTGGTTGCCGTTAGCGTAGCCACCGCCAGTATTTGACTGAACGTTGTACTTGGAACGCATTGCGAAAATCAAGCCAGTTGGACCAGTCATTGGCTGAACGCCGCAGATGTCATAGGCAATAAGATTTGGCATTGCACGACGTACAAGGCTGATCAATACTGGATCGAAGGTGTCGATACCACCAGCGCCAGCTGTTGAGCCAGAACCGCCCATGGCGTTAACTGCAGTTGGAGCAATACCAGTTTCCATAAGAGTCTGATACTGACCATGAGAAGCGGACTCACGAAGAGCACGTTCTGTGTTTTCAAGAACGACAGCGGTTACTGAACGGCGTGTCTGATCCTTGATTGGTGTAAGGTCGGCGTGGTCCAATACTGGAGTCCACTTTCTTTGAATTTCCTCAGCTAGATACATTTTAGTCTCCCTTTCTAGGCTAGGTTATTATTATTTATAAAAGATTATTTTCTAAGAGTTTTCGAAATTAAGTCGGCATAACGCTTAACTGATGGATCATAAGATACAGTATCTGCTGAACCTGTTTCACCTTCAAAAGTTTCTTCAGTAATGTTTGTATCTACTGGAGCTGACTTCTGTTCAGTGAAATACTTTTCTTTGATGATTGAAAGCTTGCGTGAGTAAGTTTCGATATCACCATCAAAATCAATACCTTCAGCTAGAGCCTCGAACTTTTCCTGCTGGGAAAGTGCAAGATCTGAAACGTATGATTCTAATACTTTCTCTTTTTCAACTTCAACAAAAGCTCTCTTCATTTCAACATTTTCAGTGATCTGTTCGTCGAGCATTTCTTCGAGTTCTTCAACCTTAGTTGCAAGAGATTCAATAACGTCAACCTTATCCTGTGGAACATCAATATAATGTTCTACGAATAGAGTCTTCAATCCATCAACAAATTCTTCCATAACTTCGTTGCGTAGGGTTGATTCGATTGCAACTTCGTTTTCTTCCATCCACTGCTCAGTTACATAATCAAGATATGTGTCGAGCTTGGATGTTAGTTCTTCGTTGATTTCGGCAACTGCTTCTTCAAGTGAAGATTCAAATTCTTCTTCAAGACGAACAATTTCCAACATAGCACGTGCATTTACAGCAGCTTCGAAAATTGTAGTTGCCTTTTCTTTGAATTCTTCTGAAAGATCAGAACCAGAAAACATTTCTTCAACGTCTTCTTTGACAGAAAGCTTTGGCATTGGATCGTTTGCAGATGCACCCTGATGGCCAACAGCATGAGATGGCTTCATACGAATAGAAGCTTCGTTACCGCCTTCATTAGCATGACCTGGAAGATGTGAAGCTTCCTTGCCGATCATAGCCATAGTTTCTTTGAACCACTTTGTAAGTTCATCGCTCTTCATAGCATGCATAGCGCCAATAGCATGTGCGATCATTTCGATCTTAGACTTAGGATCGGCAACGCCCTTTGCTGCTGGATGAAGTGAAGAAGCAGCCATTGTTTCTTCCTGCACTTCAGTGTTTTCTACTCTATCTGTCATTTAAGGTCTCCCATTGTGGAATTTAAATTATTTATAATTTCTTGAATTTAATGCTAGAGAATTAAGATATCCCTCTAGAATAGCAAATTTATTTTCTTCTAGCTGATCCATAGTCATTTTATGCATTTTTCTTTTCATATTGTCGAGCTTTTCTTCATGCCATGAATCTTTTACTGCATCATAAACCCATTCGACATTTTCCATTACGCCTTTAACAAAAGCGTCTGGAGCTGATGGATCAGCTACGATATCTGCAGCAGTGGCTAGGTGAAAATCGTTTTGTACTTCCATAACACCATCACGTGTTGGTTTCAAAGAACCAAGACCACGTGACGAAACGCCAAGGTTAGCGCCAGACTTCAATAAACCTTTAGCAATGTTACCCATTGGGGTATCTGTTAGTTTTGCTTTACCGATAAAGTTATCACCATCACGTTTTAGTTCTGTGATGATGTGCGATACACGATCAAGATTAATCGCTGGACCAGCTGGGTGACCAAGTTCGCCATACGCACGTTTGTTTTTAACAACTTCGTTCATATAACGATTAACTTCGTTTTCCATAATATGCAATGGGTAGATACGACCATTACGGTTTTTCTTATTAGCCTGAAGGAAAATGCCATGAATATAATGTTCTTTCTCACCGTTTTCTTTAGCTTCGGTAATGTATTCCATATCTTCGAAAAGTTCGGTGATAAGTTTCATTGTATTTCCTTAGTTTTTATAAGCTACAGCTACAGCAGCTACAGAAGTATCTGTACTATTAGAAGTCAAAATATCTGTAGCGCCTTTTTGAACAATAACGCTATCACCACCAACAACAGACAAAGTCCAATTAGTGTTTGTGTTAGATGAATCTTTACACGTAATTAAAGCCGATGTTGTAACTGCGGAACTATGCGAAATTCTTACAAGTGTATTGTTTCCATAAGCACTGTAGTTTACAGTGTTCATTACAGCTTCTATACCAAGAGGTTTTACTATTGCGCTCATACGTTAACTCCTGCGGCGCTATCATTCGCCATATTCGGGAATGTTACTGGTGTGTCTGTTTGTTCATCTTCTTCATCATCATCACTGTACATCATATAATCATGAACAGCACCAATCATTTCTTTTGCGGCTGCAATCTTAGACTGAACCCAAGGTTCGATGTGATGATCGGCTGGCATATTTGAAAGCATATGCATTGTTTTATTAGCAATAGCTTTCAATTCAGTGCGAACCATATCAATTTCATCCTGAGTGTCATCTGTCTTATGTTTTGCAATATCAGAAGAACCGTGAACAGAACCAAGAAGAGGTTGAGCTAAATCTTCCTTCATAGCCTTTACATGTTTTCTAACTTGCTTATTGATATCATCTGGATGCTCGCCAGTTTTTTTCGAAAGCATATTTACATGTGACTTATAACGACTAGCAGTTTCTGGCGTTCCGCCACCAGTTACATAATCTTTATACTTCTTAGCGATTTCATGGGCGTCTTCTAAAATTTCTGTTTCTTCGTTACGCTGTTTCTGGTAATAAGCAGCAAGCGCCATTTCTTTACGTTTTTCTTTTGACTTACCAGCAAACTTAGGATTTTTTGAATGAACGAAATCAGAAATAGTTTCGCCAGCAGTAGTTGACTTAGTTAGCACTTCGTCAATAGTTTCTTCACCTAACTTTTTCTTTGCAAGCTTAATACCTTCACCACGTTTCTTAGCATTTACATAATACCCATGACCTTGAGCTCTAACGTCAGAAGCATCTTTTGGACTTTGTGGATCTAAAGTACTAGCAAGTTTACTGTATACTTTCGATTTCATTTCAGAATCACGTTTATCAGCGCCAGCCTTTTTTACATATGATTTCATAGTAGCTGGTGATAGTTCATCAAGAGCTTCTTCGTTGGTTAGTTTATCGGCAGCTTTATCAATACCTTTACGGCGATTCATTATCTTGCCAGTATTGCTTTTATCGCCTTTACCAAGATTATATTGACGAGTTGCTAAATCTCTTGAAGCGCCCTGAATATATCCACCAAGTGTTTTCTTTGAAAGTTCATCAAGAGCTTCTTCTTTCATGTCGGAAGCTTTTTTGAAATTAACTTGATGCATGCCCATTCCATGAGCATCTTTTAATTTATTAGCAACATAATCATGTTTACCAGTAAACGTGTGCTTTTTACCATCGTGATGAACTGATACAGAAACTGAATTATCAGACCACTTAGTTCCAGTAGCTGTTTTGCCAGAACTACTGCCGTA